TCGCCCCAAGTGAGATTCCTCACGAGAGACGAGCTGGATGCAGCAGAAGCAGATTTCCTGGAACGCGCTAACCGATATTTCAGCGGCGGCTTAAGTCAAGTCGCTTGAGTCTCACTCTCAGCAGTAATCGCGGCGGAGCGTGCCATCTTCCCTGGAGCGTAAGTAGTAGCGGCCACCGCGTGGCCCCCGGCGCAGCGTGGTCTCCGTAGGTTCCTCTGGTGGAGCGTATTTCCTGCAGGCTGCGCGAGCCGTCAGCATCGCAGCATGGCTAACTTCGCCACGTTTTGCCTGGCGCGCTTGCTGCAGCCGCCACGCCTCACGCTCTGCAGCGCTTGCGTGCTGCGCAAAGAAAGCGACTAGCTCTGGATCGAAGAAAGCCATGTGTGAGCTGTAATTGGGTGTAATTGTATCACATATCAGACAAAGGGATTGGCGGTTGTCTGGAGCGGAGCAGACCATTTCCTCACCGTGTCCATGGACTTGAGCAGCTGGCACGCTTGTTTAGCGTCGCCAGTAGCGCAAGCCACGTTGAACAGATGAGTCAGCTGCGCAGCAACGCTCTCAGGATCAATCGCTGGCTCGTCAGCAGCCGGACCATCGTCTGACGTCTGAATTTTGTTGGACGCTTCAGTGATGCTCGCGTAAGCGGTGGAGCGTGAACATTGGAAGCGAGCGCTAACCATTGTCGCTGCGATGGCTGGCTTTACGCCCTGCTCAAGCAAGGCTTGCGCGTAGCTGGCACGCTGCTGGATTTCCAGCTTTTTTGGACTTTCTGGATTTTTGGACATGCCTTTAGGTGGGGCGTTTTGGTCGCTGGCTTGCGCCGGCTCTCAAAACATACCATAGATATGTGGTACATTTAAGAGGTCCCGCTCACCCATAGCGACATGGCTTCCACTAAGACCCGCCAGCTCTGGCTCGTTGCTTGCCCGCCTGAGGCGGATTTCTTGCCGCTGGCTTACAAAGCTCACAACTGCGGTGAGCCTATGGAAGCTCGTTCCGAAATCTGGCAACATCCCACCGCGCAGCATGATTTCAGCGGCTGGGCCGCAGAGTGCCACATCGACGCGCGCAAGGGCCAAGGTGAGGTTGTGTTGAGCTTCACTGAGTTCAACTGGGACGTGTTCAACGCAAAGGATGGCGCGATGCCTTCCAAGTTCGATCGTTTCAATTGCTGGGCTGCTTTTTGGGAGGTGACGCTGCCTACCTTTGCTGACGCTGAGGCGATGGCTCAATTTGCCTGGAAGCGGTGGCGCGACACTGGCCGCTTTAGCGCTGCTGGCCTGGAGCGTCTCGACGTCGACAATATGGGCAACGCGTGAGCTTCGCGGCCTAACGGCCGCTCGCTCACAGTTGTGATACAATTTAGAAGCTCCCCACCTTTAGGGCAAACGATGACCAACTTTCAGTGGCTCGCCAAGCATCACGGCCTTACCGGCTACGCCTGGCAGATTCTCCGCAATTGCGAGCGCGGCTTGCATCGCTGGGCAGAAATGGAAGCTGAAGGCGAGATTCAGTGGAACGATGACGAAACTCAGCCGCTGCGATACCAGCGCAGCATCTATGGCGATTTCACTGAGTCACCGCGTCCCACGTTCAATCGCGAGGCTAGTTTGCTTGCCGAGGCTCGCCGGCAGGCTGCACGCTTTGGCCTCGAGGTTTACCACCAGGGCGATTGCCGTGGCTGCTCACTCTACCTTTACAGCCAAGCCGAGCTAGACGAGCGGCTGGAGCGTTCTGAGACGCTGCGCAAGCCTGGCATGGGAATCAGCGCTTGCTACAACTCAGTGGGCACGGCTGTCTGCTGAGCTCGCGTGAGCTCGCTGCGCTCGCTCACAGTTGTTTGTATTAAGCTCGTCAGAAATGGCGAGCTATTTTTGTGACAACTATTCCCGCGTCAGTGACAGAGGAAAACAAGACTAATAGCGGTGAGGCGAAGAAGACATCCGTAGCTAACGATGAGTCGAAGCGGTGGAGAGGGGGCAAGGGTAGCGGCCAGAGGATGCAGGAAAGAATGGATGCCGCTTATCTCTACATCTTGGATGGCGGAACGCGTAGGCAGATCACTGCGAGAATCGTTGCTCGGTTCAATGTGTCTCAAAGAACAGCAGATGACGATTACGCTCGAGCGATGGGTACGCTAAAAAGTGAACAAGTCGCAACTAGAGACGATTTACTGAACCAAATACAAGCTTTGAGACTAGTAACTATCCAAAAAGCACTAAAGCGCGGCCAGCTGCAGACAGTGGCCACGCTTCTGAAAGATCTTGGAGCGGTTGTTGGTGAGGTTGCCCCAGAACAACTGGCAGCACAGGCGCCCCAGCTGAATTTGGTTATCGAACCTCCAGCGCTACCTGACGCAAAGGAGCCGCAAATCCTGCCCGCTGAGATCGAATTAGTGAGCGATCCGCTTCTAACTGACGATCTGCAAAGTGAGAAATAGCGGCAGCCAGTGTTACTGCTGCGGCGGCCATTAATAGGGGCTTCATGGTCAGCGTGTTTTCAATGTTCCGTGGGACGCTCGACGCCTCCCTTCGGGTTAAATGTAGCACAAGTCAGACCGCTTTAGGATCGCGGTTGCTTATGGCTGCCATTGGCTTTGCTGATATAACTTGTGCTAATAGCTAGCACATTTGTACGCATGCCAGCTGCGCATCGTCACAGCACAGGTGTACTACATACGTTTGTACTTGTGCCAATCTAATTTGTGTCACAATAAAAAACTTTTTTGTCTTTTTTGTGCCGCTAGTACAAACGAACTAACAGTGTGCCACCCGGGGCACCGTCACAAGTTCAACTGTACTAGTACATCTGCAGGGAACCTACCGGTAGATTTGAGAACTCACTAATTGTATCACATCCTATGACACCGGGGGTAGGGGTTCAATCCTGAAATGTGCCCCCTGGAACGGCCCCGAAAAATCACACATCTAAACTAAAAACGTATAAACCGTTACAAACCCCCATGGACAACGTCACAGTCCGCTATTTCGCCAACTTCAAGCGCCAAGTCGAAGCCACCGCCAAAGAGCTGGCACGCGCCATGCACCAAGAGCCCATCCTGGAACTGAAGTACCGCGGTATCCCCTACTCCGCTAAGTGACCATCTTGGTGTTTTCCTGGGGATCCACCTCTTTCGGCGCCTGGGTCCCCAAAAACTCCTCCAACTGCTGGCGCGAGGGCGTCCCTTTGCCCCACTTCAGCCATTTGAGAATCATTCTCGGCTCCGTAAACAGCCGCGCCGTGTTTTTGTAACACACGACGTAAACTACGGGCGGACCTTCTTTATGGAACCCCCTCTCCATATAGAACCCCCTGCCATTCCCGGGAAACTTCTCAACCTTCATGCCTGGAACGCCCCAATTGAGTCTCCGCCACGCTCAGGGCGAAGTATTTACCGACCGCACGCGCTTCCGAGTACTCGTAGCCGGCCGCCGCTTCGGCAAATCGTACCTCTCCTGCATCGAACTTCTGCGTGGAGCGATCGAGAAACCGGGCGAAACATTTTTCTACGCGGCTCCGACGTACCGAATGGCGAAGGACATCGCCTGGAAGCTCTTAAAACAGCTTGTCCCCAAGCAATGGATCAGAGCCAAGAACGAATCCGACCTAAAAATCGAGCTAATCAACGGCTCCACGATTGAGCTGAAAGGCACGGAAAACGCAATGGCCCTCCGCGGCCGCTCCCTAAGCGGAATCGTGCTAGACGAAGCCGCCTTCATGGACTCCGCCGTCTGGTTCGAAGTCCTCCGCCCCGCCCTCGCCGACAAACAAGGCTGGGCACTCTTCATCAGCACCCCCGAAGGCACCGCCTCGTGGTTCTACGACCTCTGGTGCTTCTGCGAGGAAGCAGAGGCGTCTCCTTTTTGGAAGCGTTGGTCTTACACCACCATCCAAGGCGGCAACGTCCCCCCAGAAGAAGTCGAAGCCGCCCGCGCCCAACTCGACCCCCGCACCTTCCGCCAAGAATTCGAAGCTTCGTTCGAAAACCTCTCCGGCCTGGTCGCCGCCTGCTTCTCGGACGAAAACATCAGCCGCGACATCACCGACATCCCCCAACTCAACCTGCTGGTCGGCCTGGACTTCAACATCGACCCAATGTCCGCCTGTTTCGGCATCCGCGTGGACGACGAACTCCACATTTTCGACGAAATGTCCCTTTCGAACGCCACCACCTGGGAAGCCGCGGACGAAATCATCCGCCGCTACGGCCTGGACCGCCGGATTGTGGTCTGCCCGGACCCCACCGGCGCCGCCCGCAAAACCGCCGGCGTTGGAGCGACAGACCACCACATCCTGCGCAAATCCGGTTTCAAAGTATCCACCCCCAAAGCGCCCTGGAAAATCCGGGACAAAGTGAACTGCGTCAACACCGCCCTCCTCGACGGAACTGGAACGAGAAGATTAAAAATTCACCCCCGATGTAAGGAACTAATAAAATCATTACGTACCCTTACTTACGAAGAAAATACAGGACTACCCAACAAAAAGCTGGGAGTCGATCATCAATTCGATGCCTTAGGTTACCTCTGCCTAATGCAGTTCAACCTCAACAAAGGCGGGCGCGCAGGAGAGACGAAATTTCGGGTCTACTAAACCGGATCGTAAACAACAGCCCCTCGTTATACGCATCCCTGGGACGCGCAAAAATCCCCACATAAACCCGTTTATCGCCCATCTGCCCATACGCCTGCCACATTTTGAGCCGTTCAGACCAATAAACCCCCTTATACGGCGACTTTTCGGTCGCTTTCTGCTCATTCAGCAGATTCATCTCCGCCCGCGTCACCAATATCAAGTTTTCCACCCGATTATCGAGCGTGTCCCTATTCCGGTGCCAAACCACCCAATCTTTAGGGTCTTTCTTCTTCACCATCTTCCAAATCAACCTCTGCGCCGAATAACTCCGCCCCAAAAACTTCCCAACCATCATTTTGTGGTCGTACGTGCCAACTTTCTTCGCCGACCCAAACAAATCCCCGGGTTGTGTTCTGTGATCCCCCTCACTGGGACGCTTCCAGTAGAGCTTTCCTTCGTCGTAGCGATATTCCAATCGCTCTAGAAGTAGACTCCTTGCAGGCAAAGACGGTTTTGCCATAAGGTCACGCATCGCAAATCGCCGCCACTGTAATGGCTCATCCCTCTTACAACCCAGTCCGTCATGACGGTTGGATGGGCTACTCATCCGCTGGTGCGACAGGCCCCGACAACCCGTTTACTAGGGATTTAGCCGTCCAGTCCATGACCCCGGACTGGAACACAATGGCCGCTGTAACGCAGGGCAGTGCATATATCCGCCAACTCCACAACCACTATTTACCCCAAGAACCCCGCGAAGACGACGACGCGTACCAAAGCCGGATCTACCGGAGCGTCCTAAGCCCCTTCACGCTCCGCCTAATCGAGAACGCAGCCGGCATGGTGCTGCGCCGCCCCATCACAGTGGACGGCGACGAATACTGGACCAAATTCAGCGACAACGTCGACGGCCTTGGCTCGTCGCTAAACGAATACGCCCGCCGCGCACTCAGCAGCAGCCTGACCTACGGCCACAGCGCAATCCTGGTCGACTACCCCACCGACCCAGGCGTCCTCACCCTGGCCGACGAACTCCGCCTGGAACGCCGCCCATATTTCAACAACATCGACGCCCCGCAGATCTACGGCTGGCGCCAAGAAAGCACGCTCCCCAGCTCCAAGCTGACCCAAGTCCGCCTACACGAGTGGACCGTCGTCCCAGAAGGCGATTTTGGTCAAACCCGCGAGCAACGCATCCGGGTCATCTACCCGGGCCGCTACGAAACCTGGAATACGGAAGGAATCGTCGAGACTGGAAATTACAGCCTCGACCAAATCCCCCTGGTGCCGATATACAGCAACAGGATTGGCATGCTGTCCAGCAAACCGCCTTTACTGGACATCGCCTCGCTGAACATAACCCACTACCAGCGCCAAGCCGACCTAATCAACGCCCTCCACATCGCGGCAATGCCAATCCTGGTCCTCGAGGGCTGGGACGACGACACGGACAACGTCTCCGTCGGCGTGAACTACGGCCTGGCCGCCACCCCGGGCAACAAGGTCTACTACGTTGGCGCGGATTCAAGCAGCTTCAGCGCCCAGCAGGAAGAAATCACGATGCTGGAGTCGCAAATGGCGAGTTTGGGCGTCACTAAGTTGCTGGGGCAGAAGTTCGTCGCGGAATCTGCCGATGCAAAACGAATCGACCAAGCCCAGGCGAACTCAGTCCTATCGATCATTTCGATGGAACTGGAAAGCGCTTTGCAGCAGGCTTATAACTTTGCTTCGAAATACGTCGGCATCGAAGCCCCGAAAATTAAGCTCGATCGTGACTTTGATTTCTACCGACTTCTGGGTCAGGACGTGGCTGTTATCGGCGACCTTAATGCTCGCGGAGCCATTACTGACAAGACTTTCCTGGAGATTCTGAAGTCCGGAGAAATCCTGCCAGACACCGTAGACTTAACAAAAGAGCTGCGGGAAACTAAGGCTCTCAAGAAAAAACAGCAGGAGCTGGCACGTGGCATGTTGGATTCCGGGACCGTGGGAGGAGGCGTGGGCTCCGGGTCTCAAGATGAGGCGAGCCCGGGAGAAGCAAGCCGCCGCGATGAGCGACGAGCCGACCCCCGCCAAAACGCCGGCGCGTAAGCGTCGCACCGCAAAGCCCGCCGAACCTGTAGCCGAGTAAATCAATGGCCTCCGTCGTTTCCGCTGCCGTCCTCGAGGGGAGCCTAATTATCGGCCTAGACGACGGGTCGATTATTAATGCCGGCTACGTCCAAGGCCCCCAAGGCCTCCGCGGCGACGCCGGTCCAATGGGCGCCACAGGCAGCCGGGGCATTGACGGCAACACGATCCACACAGTCGGTGGCACGCCCCGTAACGACATGGGCACCGATGGCGACTACGCCATCGACAACATCAACTGGCGCATCTACGGCCCCCGATCCGGCGGCACATGGGGCAAAGCCAAGGAGATGCTCCCTGGCAAGGAGATGATCCTAGAAAACGGCCGCACCCAGGCATACTCTGGAGCGACCGGCGGCGGTGGAGGTGGTGGCAGTCTTGGCCCAAGCGGTGAGAACCGTCCACCTCTTTACGACGGCACAGATAATCCGCCAACGGTTTATCCAGGCTTACCACCCAGCGATCCTGGCTACAACCTCCACACGGGTGACATGTGGATCGACTCAAATGGGTCGCTTCATATTTATTACACAGGCAAATGGAATAAGGTCACCGTCTATGCCGACCGGGTTTTACCTGGCGACGATGCTCCGTATCTGATTGTCACCCCCAACGGTGAAACTTTTGTTCACCAGAAGCAATACAACGAGTGGATTTATACCCGCACTGACCGGCGCCCAATTATTTCCAGTGCACCTCCTTCAATCCACCCAGATTTTCCTGCCTATCCGTTACGCGAGGGCGATTATTGGATTGATGACAACAGCCGTCTCTACTACTGGAACGGCTCTGGTTGGGCACCAGTTGAAGGTGGTGGTGGCCGTCACCCAATTTTTGACCCCAACGAGCCTACCGAACACCCTGATTACAGCGCCCCAGACAACGTCCTAGAGATTGGCGACATCTGGTACGACACTGACGACAACTTCAAGCAGTACATCTGGGACGGAA